TTTACAAAATATATATTTTAATTGAAGATGGTTTACACTTTTAGATAGGCTTTTTGTATCCCATAATCTCCAAATCTTCCCGATGTTCCTCTCTTCCAGCCACCAACTTTTAATATCGCCGCGGCTATCTGATTTCTATCCTGTTTCTTTAAAAACTTTAAATTTCCGTCAAAAACCACTTCCCAAATCTCATTTATACAAGCTTTCGTTCTCGGGCTGACATGCTCGGCTTTTAAATTACCGTTTAGATATTGCCTTTTTTCTGCCAAACTTAAGTCATACCAATTATCGGGTATAGGTTTATCAAGATATACTTGCACGGCTCCCTCATACGGTGATGTTTCCATATGAGATTCTTGTTGTTCTCTGGCCGCATTTTCAGCCTCCTTGCTAAGCCTTAAAGATGCTCCGAACTTATAACACTCAACTGCCTCCGCCCATATCTGATCTACTTCCCCCGGCATATCATCCCAAACAGACTTTGTAGCTTTAACAACTCCCACATCTACAGCAAGAAAACGTCTGTTACCTGTGGTATCTCTTAAAAATTCGCTTTCATTGCTTGTTCCTGCAAAAACACATCTTCTTGGAAATACTTCAACTCTTCTGCCGTAAGCAGGTCTATAGATGTCCTCTTTTTTACTTAGAAACTGTTTTATTGCCGATGCTTCAAACTTAGACATTGCCGCCAACTCACCGACCTCTAATATCCAGCTGTCCTTTAACTGCTCCGCGCCTTCTTTGCCCTCAAAGCTTGATAAACTGTCAGAAAACCACTTCTTACCCAAATTGCTTAAAAATGTACTCTTTCCTATGCCTTGGGCTCCAACAAATATCGGCATATAATCATATTTAATTCCGCCGTCTTTAGCCCTTGCAACCGCTGCCGTAAGAAAGGACCTCATTACTTCAGCTGTATATATACTTTGCTCCGCTCCCAGATAATCATGTAGCAGAGTGTCTATTCTCTTTACTCCATCCCACTTTAATTCTCTCAAATAGTCCCAAACAGAATTGACAACGTTTTTATCCGCCATAATAGTAACCGCCTTTTCTAAAAATGATGCATTAACAATGTCATAGTGTTTTTCTATATAAGCTGTTATGTAAGCGTCATCTTCTTTATTCCACATCCTTCCTCTTTTCTTCCAAGGAAGCTTCCCACATACAACTATATCTTTATTGAATTCATCAAGGGCTATTCTCCCCTTTAGATTGGTGTCATTTTCTAAAATCAATATAAAGTTATTAAGCTTGTTTTTAATTATGTTGGTCTCTTTTGTCCTCTCAAGCAACTCAAGCCAAGCAAAGTCATCAGTATTTACTTCATTACCAACGTCAGCAAAAGACTCTACTATCTTGGCCTTTTGCTCCTCTACCGTTAGCGCTTTAACTGCGTTATCGTTCTTTGCAAGTTCTTCCATGGCCAAAAAAGAAGGTAACTTACTGACAGGAGTTCCGTCTTTTGAGTACTCATCCAGCTCGCTAAACTTGTGTAACCTCACCAAATCAAATGAATTTACAAGCAATCCGCTGCATGGGTCTGTCGCATGGTTACTGTAAAGGAACTTGCCATCGTTATAAATAATGGCTCCGCCTGCGGTAGACCCTGCCTTGTATGTATATCTGTTACTAAACCCTGTACAAGCTTCGTACACACCCGGCAGAAACTTATCCATAGCGGCTTCTATATCGTAAACACGGCAAAACCTGCCGATTATATTATCCTTTGTAGTCGGGTCCGCCTGCTTGTCGGCTCTTTGTTTCACTGTCTCTTCAGTTCCTGATACTATCGGCCACTCTGATTGATTTCTCCAGTTTTTGTACTTTGAAAGTATGGCATCGGCATCTAAAAAACCGTTGTCATATACCTGATATATGTACTCACTGTCAGAACATATGCTAGGCCAATACATCAGTCTACTGCTGTCAAATGTAGTCGGATCACATAGGTCAATACCTATTATTTCAGCCAACTTTCGTGCTATAGGCTCATACTCATCAGCTGTAACAGCTCTGTTTGTGGGAATTACTACCCTCAGTCTTGGACTTTGTGGAGAGTGCTTTCTTGTACTGTAAACAAGTGCCGCACAACATAAAGAGCTTATTCTTTTCAAAATATTGTTTGTGCTGCCCGGAGGCAAATTGTCAAGGTCAAGTGTTATCAAATCCCTACCCTCAACGTTTGCTTTCTTTCTTCTATCCCACTTAAATGCGCCGCCTACAAATCCGCCGACATCCTTTTTTTCATCCTGTTGTGCTTTTTTTAGTCGCTTGTACTGTTCATAGCTCTCACTGCTTTTGTGCGGTATTTTTACCTTTTCTACAAAATCAGACCACAGCATTCGGGTTCTTGGCCAATGTGTTGCAGTTCTTGAGCCGGCCACACTTATCAGTATCCATTTGTTATTCAGCATTTATTCTCCTAATCCTTCATGTAGTACTCACTCTCAAACCCTGCCGCTCTAAGAACCAATCCTTTTGCCCATGGTATAGGCTTGGACATTAAATCACACACATAGTCAACCGTTAAGTCTTTAGAAGCATCTATGATAACCTCATCGTGAACATGGAATATATAATTAAGCTTCTCATTATTAAGCCTTGTAAGGGTTTCGGCCAAACAGTCTCTGGCTATCGCCTGCACGATATTCTCGGTCATTTTTCCCCCATATGTAGCTGTAAGCTCGTACTTTTTCGTTGTCTGATTTAATGACTTATAAAATACAGCGTCATTTCCGAATCTGCTACCACCTTCAACTATTTTGGGATTTGCATAATAAAGCTTTCTCCCACTTGGTAATTCAACTGTTAAGAATCTTTGGTTATAAGTGTTATCACCTATAAACTCAAATCTTACTCCCTTATGTATTAACTGAGGCTCGGCAGTGCTTAACACCTTTATTAATGCCCTATCCACTACACCCCAAAGTCCTACAATATTCGGATTTGCCCTTCTCCATCTGCTAACTATATCGGGCAATTCTTCTTCTGCTATTCCCATCTTAACCGCATTCATAGCAATTAAGGCACCAACTCCGCCTTGATAACCAAGTGCAAGTGTGGCAACTTTCCCTTTTTGTCTAAGGCTGTATTCAGGATTTCCCTTTTTGATTTTTTCAAACGGCACATGAAACATATTTGATGCGGTAGCCTCATATATTTTTCCATGTGTGGCAAATACTTCGTTTACCCATGCTTCCCCTGCTAACCAAGCTATTACTCTGGCTTCAATAGCTGAAAAATCTGCTACTACAAACTTATTTCCTTCAGACGGTATAAAAGCCGTTCTTACAAGTTGAGATAACGCATCAGGTATGTTTGTATAAACCATCTTTAAAAAATCAATATTCTTACCGATTACGGCTTTTCTTGCTACATCTAATGTTTTCATACTGTTTCTTGGAAGATTTTGAATCTGTACAAGCCTTCCTGCCCATCTGCCTGTTGCACTGGCTCCGTAAAATTGTGATAAACCCCTGATACGACCATCATCGCATAGTGTTTCCACCATTTTTTTGTACTTAGCCACAGACGACTTCCCCAATTGCTGTCTAAGTTCTAATACCTGTCTTATATTACTTGGCAAGTCATCATCCAGTAGCTCCTGTACCGTTGCTTTGGTTGTATTATCCACATCAATACCGTTACTCCTCAACCAAGCAAGTAATTGAGATGTGCTGTTTGGATTTGATAAACCTGTCAGTTCTTTAGCTTTTTTTGTTAACTGCGCCTTGATAGTCTCATCTACATAATTTGAACCCTCTATAAGTTTTGTATCCACCCTCGCGCCTCTTGTATTCATCAGAGTATCGTACTGCCACTGTATTTCCTCACTAAGCGGCACAGGATACAGTTTTAAAGCTTCATCTATAATATATTCAGCCTCAACGTCTTGGATGCAGTAGCGTTTAAAATTAGCCCATTTAACGGGGTCGTGTTCAGGTCTGTTCCAAGTTCTTCCGCCGTTTACTTTTGTCGGCTTGCAAGGCTTGCAAAAATAATTGATTAGAGCCTTTCCTTCTTTAAGTTTCTGCTTGTCTTCGGGTATCCCTATGGCCTCACCTGTGGCACCAAGTCCTGCGGGATATCCACAGTACATAGCATGAATCATTGTACATCTCCACTGATCAATCGGTGTTTCAATCCCTGCCCTGTTTAAACAGTACCACTCAAACGCGGCATTATAGGCATGCTTAATCACTGATTTATCCGATAGAGCGTTTATAATGTCTTCAGGAATTTTTTCATTTGCTGTAAAATCTATTATTTTTGTATCTGTATCATCAACCTTATAAGCAAAGAGCAGAATCTTAAAATCTTCTGCCCTTGCGTATTTATAAGCACCTACAGACTTAATGTCTTCACTGCTTTTTGTTTCTATATCTATGCTTAAATGATTCATATGTAATCACTCCTAAATCGTGAGGGCTTTCGCCCCCACGCTTACATCGGCTGCCCTGTGAGTGGGTTTATCCTTCCTACAGGAGCATTTGTCGGTATTTCACCAAACATATCATCAACACTCGGTCTACCGCCTCCAAGGACTTCACCGTCTCTTGATTTCATAATCGCGTTCAGTCCGCAACCGATACCCTTTCTGCCGTTTGAGTTATAGGCAAAGAAGTTTACATTTACATAACCGTACATGCCCGAATATACCTGACTTTGGTCTATAATAGGCTGCCTGTCTAAGCCTACAACCGCAGGCGGTCTGTCCTCGTTTGCATTTGCTGTTATAATCCAGTGACCCTTACACTCATCCCCATAAGGCATGCCGTCTGATGGTCTTACTCCGTCACCGTCATGTAGCGGTGTGTTAAGCTTCTGCGGTCTTACGCCGTTCCATTTGTTTGCTGTCCCGTCCTGTGCTGTCTCCTCAATTGCGGCATTTATTTTCGCCATTGTATTTGTATCACTCTTTGGAATTAGCAGTGTCACACTAAACTTCGGATCGGATCCGTTGCTTGATACTGCCTTAAAAACGTTTACATAACTCAATCTTACTTCCGCTGTTGTTAAATTACTCATTGTACTTCTACTCCTTTAAATGCTTCTTCTATTGTATTTATAGCTTTTCTTTTATCTGATTCTTCCACCAATGTCGGACTACCCGGTGGCTTTATTATGTAGTCCGCTACTGCCGCCATCTTATCCGCGCTAACAATCTTCTCAATTTTCGCAAGGGATAGCGGCTTTGTTTCATAAAGCAGTGCCGACTCAACTCCTGTTGCAATCAATGTATTCAGTGCTAAATCTTCATTGCTCCATTTTCTTGTGCTTCTTCCTTCAACTGCTTTCCACCCCTGTACAGCTCTACCTGCCAAGCATTCTGTCAGCGCATAATCCTTTAGATCGCTTACCCAAGCGGCAACGTCTATTCCCCTTTTTAAATATTCACCTATTTCATCATTCGACAGCAATCTTGTATCAGGTGCTCCTTTAAACCAAAGCTCCATGTTCTTATACGCCCTGGCCTTGCAAACTGCCTTAGCTCTACAGAACTTACAAGTGTGTTCATCAGGATTAAATTCACCTTTTCCCTCGTATGCAAGATTTGCCCTCTCTCTTACATACCTTCCAAACTCCAGCAAATCATCTATTGACAGCTCATATTCAGATGCTGTTTCTGATAGTCTTGGCTGTACTATTGAAAGCACTACCTTTTTAATATCATATATAAGAGAATATCTTTCCCAAGCTCCCAATGCATAAATCATTAACTGTGGATTCTTCTCTGCCGATACAGGAACTCCCTTTCCATACTTTAAATCTATAACTTGAAGAGTTCCGCCACCTATGAGAATGCAGTCTGCCGTACCAAAGCCGTCTCTAATATATTTTGATAAATCCAGTCTTGCCTCAATTATCACAGTTGGATTTTTATCATACTTCAGTGCCGCACTCTTAATATACTCAACGTACCTGTCCGTATGACCGTCCATTTCAGGTTGATACAAAGTATCTTTTTTAAGCGCATTGATTCTTGTTGTTGTCTGTCTCTTCGGTACTTTATCCGCTCTAAAATATCTGATAAGCTTTTGTTCCGCCAGCTCATGCGCCAACGTACCTTCTTTAGCCGCTTCTGATGTAGTATCGGCAAAACGCTCTTCCAGCTTTGCTGACGGTGTACAATTAAGCCACCTATGCGAACCCGATGCACTTAACAGTGCATGACTTCTTTGCTCATGTGCCATTAAATATTTCCTCCCAAAGCTCTAAGCCCCGCCGCAAATTCAGGATACTTATCCTCAGGTAACTTAGGTAAGGCTTCTACACCGAAACTGTTAAGCAAATCCCTAAGTCCGTCAAGATTTGTATCCATAAGGCTCGCTGCCGCCTCGGCCAAATCAGCCATTGTGTATTTAACGCCCCGTGTAGGTATCGGCTTTGCTGATGTATCAGTTTCAGGCGCTACCATTGTAGCCGGTGCTGTACCTGTTGCGGTATTCTGTACTACCGGCACAGCTACCGCTTTCTCCGTTTGAGTACCAAGTATCTGCCCTGCAAAAGCTACCATCTCATCAAATGTTTCAAATGTTAAGTTAATCATATCTATCTCCTTTTCTATTAAAAAATCGCTATCGCTAATATAGCCAAATCAAGTAATATAAGCCCTATCAGTCCACACCAGAATGCCCTCTCAATGCCGTCAAGAGTGTACTCAAGTTCCTTAATTCTTTTCTTTAAAGCCTCTGCCTGCTTACTGTGCCTGCCCTCAAGGGTCTCTATTCTTCTTTCAATTCTTTTGTCTGTCCATACATCCGGCACGATTACTTTTTCCTCTGCTACCTTAGACATATTCTTCTTCCTTTCAGTCCATCTCTTATTATGCTCTACCATCATATGCGCTTCCTCGCGTGCGCCAGTGCCTCTTCTTTTGATATCCAGAAGTAAAGGTCTGTAGAGCTTACCTTGAATCGGTCTACTTCAAAGTCGTTATCTCGTGCAAGCTCCTTTTCAGTTAAGATATAGTCTCTATTTTTCAAAGTAACCTCAATCGGATCATAGCCATCTTTCAATCTTTCTATAGATTCAATATACAGCGCTTCCGCCCTGCACTTTCTTGTTGTTCCTGAGCTTCTCTGAGCCCATGTAGGAATAGATACTTCAACCAAGCACTCATTACCCTCAAAATCCTCTCCTATCGTCCATCCCGTAAACTCTCCCTCTGTCGGGCATACGGGATAAATACCGACTGTATTATCAAATTCAGCTGTAATGATGTTAGTATCCTGAAGGTTTGCTTCAGTTAAATTAGCCTGTGCAAAGCTTGTACCGTCCAGATCGGCGCCCTCAAAGCTTGCTTCTGTCAAATTAGCAGATAAAAATACAGCATCTTTGCAGTTTGTTTCATTAAAGTTTGCCGACCATGCATTTGCGCATGAAAAGTCCGCATTTTTTAAGTTTGCACCTTCAAAATTTGTACTGACAAGAATTGTATCTATAAAGCAAGCACCCTCAAGGTCCGCACCTTTGAAGTTTGCCCCTGTCAGGTTTTGACCTTTAAAGTCAACGCCTCTTAAATCCATATTTGCGAAATCTCTGTTTAAAGCCTCTTTTAATTCTTCCTGTTTCATATTGCCTCCTTAATCATTTTCCACCTATATGTTGCATTCCTTCTCCTCTGGCTTGCAAACTCCGCAGTCTGCAACTTTATCCTCTTTGCTATCCACTTATCAAAACCGGCTGTATCAAATATTATC